ATAAGCGCATCCACATCAGCCACAGCAAAGGTTGCTGATGCTGCTCTTCATATCTTAACAGATCCTTTCATGGGAAATAAGAGCGCAGATGATATTGATTTGGAAGCTTTACCCGCAACAGAAGTGATGTGTGCGGTGATATTGTTTTCTTGTGTTAGAGCTTCCGTAACTGTAACTATGTATGATATACGGCCTTTATTCCCTATAGGTTGTGTAGTCAGGCTTAGAAAAGTAAGCGTTCCGTCATTTGAAACTGTATCAGCAACATCAAATGTGCTACCCGATGCAAACGAACTAAACGCTGAAAATTTATTATTTGCAGAAGTAATTGTTGAATTTCCTGAATTAAAAGTCATATTCGACGTAAAATCTAAAGTTCCAGCATCATTTGGCCCTGCCAACTCTTGACCATCAACTTGATCTGATCTAACTACTTTTAAGATGTCAGCTGGTGCTGTGAATGGCTCAAAAACTGTTGCATCAGCTCCATCAATATCACTGATCAAAGTCTCTCCTGCTTGAATATTCTCAACAAGAAACTCTCCACGGCCAAAGCACATGAACTCGGTGGTGTATTGAATGTTATTGATAAACTCGGCATATGATGGAGCAATCAAATCAGGATAAACTCTATTCTTTCCATATATGTCTGGGATGCGTTGAAGTGGGCGAGCAATATTAGTTTGACCAGTCAATGAATTGTTTGGTGATTCTTGTGGAGTATCATATTCAGGATTTTCTGGGATCTCAATATTGGGAGCCAACAAAGCCCCAGCCACTGCACCGATGATGAGAGCGCCAACAAATATTGCAGCTGTTAACGGATCTTGAGGTGTGTGAACAATAGTGTAAATTTCACCCTCTTCAAACACTCTATCTCTATTTTCAACAATATATTCACCAACAAGATGTGATGGCATTGGAGTTTTTAGAATTTCATTTTCTTCACAAACAGACCCTTTAAATATTCTTGTTGGAATATTAAACCCGTTAACGCCATAAAACTCAATAAGCCAATCAAGAAATTTCGTGCCACTTGTGATCTCAAACAAGTCGGTTTCACAGATCCCTTCAGGGTCATTTAATATTTTAATTGTTGCAGACATAATTGTAAAATTCAACCTTCCTAAATGCTCTTTGCAATATCTTCAATTCGTTCATCACAGATTGTCCAGATTGAGACATGGTGTGGATGACATATTTTTGATTTGTCCCAAAATAAACTCCTATGTGATCCCAAGTATTGCTCCCTTTACTGGACATCAAAACAATAGATCCTTCTCTTGGCTCATCAACCTTTTCCCACTTCCCTGATTTAATCTCATCAAGGGTGGATTGATGCACATTAACTTCATCTCTTTTGACGTTGTTATGCACCTTAACATCTATTCCAAATATTTCCTTAAGCACTTTCACGCAAAGCACCCAACAGTTTATTCCGTCTGGGTCATAAGGGATGCCAACAAAATCATTTATATCTGCCATCACACACCCGTCAAAGTCGGAAATCTTTCCAAAGTGTACAGCTCGCCTGAACTCTTATTGTAAAAATCAGCGTCTTCAGCGGTGAAATCAACACTTTCATATCCCTCAAAGCTTAAAAAGCTTGCATCCAAATATAAGACCTTCACAGGCTCACTCAGATCTTCACTGTAATATTTTCTATACACAACTTCGATTGGGTCAAGAAATCCAGTGCCACTTATTTGAGATATTTGATCCTCAACCTGATTGGCAACAGCACCCATGCTCACCTTGAGAACTTGATCTCCCTCTTGTGATTCGCTTGGCTCTTCAATCACCAAAGCCAATGCGGTGAATGTCACTGTTTCCCCCGCATTTCTAGGAGCACCCGCTTCAAGGGTGAGGTTTCTATCTGTGAAATCTTTTACAAATCGAAGAACAGAAGAAAATTGTGGGTGAAAAATCTCAATCGTGCGCTTCTCTCCTTGGCCTGTTGGAGCTGAAGTGAGAAATATGTTATATGCTGTTTCATCAACCATTAACTGTGATCCGTTCCATATTTAATATCATCCCAAGCATCAGGAAGTGAATTCTCACCAAAATTGATGAAATTGTTGAAGAAGTTTGATTGATTGATCTCAGATGTCATTTCAGCGAGAACAAACAATTCATCAATTGTTGCATCATCATTATACTGCTTCTCAATGGCAATAAGTCTTGCTGAAACAATTTTTCTCAGGCTTCTGTTTTGATATTCATAACCAGCAACAAAAAAGCATTCATGGCTCACAAGACCCATACCAACAAGAAGATCAATATTGAATGGTAAAGATCCAAACAAAATATCTTTCTTCCACCAACCTTCAAACAGCTGGAAATCGAAGCGCGACATGTTCCACTCAACATTGAATACTGTTGGAGAAGTATCAGTCAAAAACTCATAAATTGGAGGCCCAGTCATGATGTCATCTTTGCGATAATGCAAATGCTCTTTATCGGAAAGCGGAGCCAACAAAGCTTGTGGAAGAGTTGTGGGGAAATTTTCAGTTGCCATTATCTAACTTTCCTTTCCATGTTAAATCCTTCACGCAAAGACCTTGATGTTGAACCTCTTCCTGATGACAAACTTGCGTCAATCTGACTTTTGGTTTCTCGGCTTGCTTGGTCAATTCTTATTATTATTTCATTTCTTGTCATCTGAACATCCTGAACCTCAAGCGGTGGCCCAGAATTTATCACTGTGATATTTGGTTTTCCTCCACCAGATCCCATTTGCATATCTGCACCAGAAATTACTTTGCCCCCTTTGGACCCTGGAAGCAGGAATTGCCTTGCTCCTTGTTGTAGAACTTCTGGATCACCATTCTCATTGATTGGATGCATCATACCAGCAAACACATCGCCTCCTGATTGGCGTCCACCGCCTGTCACTGTTTGTCCAATAGCCAGACCAGCAACAAGACCAGCGGAGGCATACCCACTCGCTCTAATGACAGCGGCTAGGGGAAGGCCAAACGGACCCATCAGCCCAACAGCCTTTGCCGCTCCAACTTCTGTGTTGGCGATGATTTCTGCAACATGAACCGCCTTTGCTGCTAGGAATAAAGCTTTAAGCAATGCGCCTTGTTTTTTACCACCAGCAGACAGCGCATTGAACAGTTGATCAAGGAAAGATCCTGTGAGCGCCAAAGAGGTTGCAAGATTTTGATTCTCCATGGCTAAAATATCACGGTTGAATTTTTCCCTGCTTGATCGGATAAGATCTTCACGTTGCTGCTCACCTTCTCTGGTGGCTTCCAATATGGCCTGATTTCTTTCTTGAAGTTGGTTGAGGATGGCTTGGGTTTCATCACCCATATCAGCAATGATCCGATCAACACCCGATACATTACCAGCCAGAACATCTCGACCATCAACTTGGAAAGCTGGCTTGTCTGGAATTACACCAACAGGCCCAGCTGCTTCCTCTTTAGCAATCCTTTTCTTGACAATTGCTGCTTCTTCAGCAGCTGCTATGTCTGCATCTTTTACATTTTTGATTTGGCGAATTTGATCATCAGCATTGGTTCTTCTTGCATCAGCGTTTGTTTGCTCGCGATCACCTCTCATGCCTTCTGTTTCAAAAAGGGAAGCAAGCTCTGCTCTCACCCTTTTGCCATCATTTGCTGCGTCTTTAAAATCTCTGGCCAATTCTTGAAACTTGGTCATGCCTGGAAGCTTAGAAAGGTTTTGAAATGACCCAAATAATCTCCCAAGAGCACCCTCTATTGCGTCAACAATCTCAACCCAGTCTAACTCAATTTCTTTGGCAATGATTGCCATGTGTGATTTAATTCTCTCACCAGCACCATTCCAAGATGCAACAAGATCATCACCGACCTTTTCAACTTCAACGCTTAGAGTGTCCCAAATAGCAAGAGTTTCTATCATCAGTTTCTTCATAGAAAGTTGAGACTTGCGGCCAAACTCAATCCAAGCCAACGCCCAACCATTAATTTTTGATGTGAGAAGGTTGATCATATCAACAATAGTTTGGTTGCCTTGGTTGACATCATCAATCATCTTCAGTGCAACATCACGCTGATTGACAAATGCTTGAGTTGCACGTTCAACAGTTATAGGAAGCTTTTTGAATTCTTTATCCGTTTCCTTAGATCCAGAAATAACAGCATTAAAGAATTCAACTGCTGAAACTTCACCAGCAAGCATTGTTTTCTTGAATGTACCCGCAACAAGCCCAAGTTGCTTCTCAACTAGAATTGACAAAGCAACCATCTGTTCATTTATTGAATTTATCTCTTGGCCTGATGATTCAAAATTGTTTGCAATGGCTTGAGCAACTTGGATAGATGTTGCCGCAACCTCTTGATTTGTTGACCCACTCAAAATCCCGAGCTTCTGGACTGTTTCTGTGAAACGCAACATCTGCTCATTGCTGGCCCCGATTGTATCTTTAACTATTGAAAATCTTTGAAATGATGTTGTGACAGTTCCCATTGATATTCCAATATCATTTGCAATTCTCAATGTCTCGGCAAAGATCCTGTTAAATTCTTTATCGGTTCGAGTTAAAGCTCTGAGCTTACCCTCAAACCTTGTCATGTTATCAATAATTCGGACGATGGCGGTGGCTGTCCTTATGGAGAAAACCACAGCTATGACAGCACCCAACTGCAAAAATGCTTTGCGCATCGCCTTTGTGGTGCTGTTAACCTCCTTTTTTGCTTTCTTAAGAGGGTCTGTGTCAGCGCC